GTTAACCCTAGTACGGGTGCTGGTATGTATATGTCTGGTAAGAAAGGTGAATTTATATGGGAAACTGCAGTTGATGGTGAATCCGTTAGATACAGTGGCCAGGAATTGAGGGAGGAGGTTAATAACCTGTTCTCAAGACTGGTAGGTGGCTGTGTGCCGCCAGGGGTATCTAAGGTTACGTTGAAAGACGAGTTACTGAAGGTGTCCAAAATTGAAGGCGTTAAAACTAGAATGATTCACGTTGTTGAATTTGCCGAATATCTGCTGGGTAGGATGTTGATGGGCAAGGCTTTGTCCACTATTTATTCTGCCCTTCAAAGGGTGTTTGGAATGTGTTTTGTTGTAAATTCTCATGGGCCTGATTGGAAAATAATTTTTGAACGCTCCGTCAAGTTGACTGGAGGTTTCTTGAATCTGTTTTCTGATTTTGTTGCCTATGATTTACATCATTTATACACGTTTTTGTTTTACGCAATGGAACTTTTGGCCAGATTAATGGAGATCGTGCTTAAGGTTCCAAAGAAAATATTGAATTGTGTTGTTTGCTTATTGTGGATGAAACTGTATCGTGTTAGTAGAGTAGATGGGGTTTGGGTTTTTGCCTTTTTGGGCGGCCCTTCCGGTGATCTTCTTACAATTTACTTTAATTGTGCGTGTCAATTGTTTTATTGGTACGTTACTTGGTACAATCTCAGACCCACGAATGGTAAATTTGTAGATTTTATGTCTGAATTGGGCTCTCACTGGAATTCGTTAGGTGACGATTGTTCAATGAGAGTGCCAAGACCCGTATCACAGTGGTTTTTACCGTCTGCTATTATTGAGGTTATGTCTTTTAGATGTGGCCAGGAAATTACTAGCGGTATGAAAAATATGCCATTAAGTTACGGGGGCGAGACAGAATTCTTGAAACGTAGGTTTAGGGAAGTAGGTGACAGAGTCTTCGCTCCTTTGAATAAGTATTCGTGTTTGAAGATGTTGCTATATTTCCAAGAAGATAGCACTAAAGGTGATATCGAGTTTAGGAATTGGCAATTGTTGGATACGGTTTGGAGTGAAAGTTTTTTTCACGACGTTGTTTTGAAGACTGAGTTGAGGGAATTAGTGTCTCGTTTGAAAAATTTGTTAACCACAAAATATAAGGATAAGCCGTTTAGAACGGACGAGGAATTGTTGTTTATGTACGACAACTCCAGTCTGGGATTGTGGAATAATTCTGTACGTGGTAGTGAATTGGAGGCCCAATCCAGTAGGGCTTTAAATGAAAACTGGGCGTCATATGACGCGCAACCTGGAGCTGTCCAGCGCTCAGTTGGCCTCACACTGCGTGAGGCGGACTGGGAATCAATGATAAAGGTTCAAGAAAAGGACGGAGTTCTCAAATCCGTTTGCCTAGTTGATTCCAAAGGCGCCACGTCGTATGACGTGGTTACCCTTTTTGAGAGAAGGAACCTTCGGCCTTGGTCGGTCGAGGGCGGTATTTTAAGACCAGCCGAAAAACATGATAATAATGATGCAGGCGTAAGAGCACCTATTGAAAAGGGCTCTGTTGGGCTAGTGGTTACTACTAGTGCCGATGATGAAAAGCAGGGTACCGCGACTGCGGACTCGACTTTTCCTAAAACTTTAGTAACAACAAATGCGGGAACTCATCCTTTTTTTAATTTGGGTGAGCCCGCTATGGATCATGATGAGTATTTTGATAGACCAATAGTAATAGGATCTTTTACGTGGACTAGCGCTGTTACGCAACAGTCCATGAATCCCTTTACGTTATGGTTTAATACTGCGGTAATAACGAATCGGTTTCAGTGTTGGTCCAATGTTAGATTCGACCTAAAACTTAGATTTGAGTTTTCGCCGTCTTTTTTCCATAATGGTTTGGTTAGAATTTGGTGGTATCCGCTTTATCAAATGATAGGAGACACTTCGGGATTTGCGACTCCCGTGTCGCAGTTATCTGCTGCAAAGGGATTTCAAAATCTTGGAGTGTTTATAGATGCGGCTCAACCAGGTGTTCGCGAGTTGGTTATTCCTTGGAAGCATTTTAGGCCCGCTGTTGATGTTACGGTGGCTAGTGCCGGTTTAAATACAATAGGTTTGTTAGTATTTTCGCCAGTAACGGCCCTGTCCACATCTAATAGTTTGACTGTGCCAGACATTGTCATAAATGTTAGGGCACATGGTGTAAATGTTCAGAGATTTGGTCCAACGCGAAATTTTGTCCAGGCTCAAAGTGCAATATCTAAGGGTTTTGGCAAAATGGGTGAAGCGTTTAAGTCATTTGGTACCATACCGATGTTGGCTCCGGCAGCTAAGGCGGCCGAGGCTGTTAGCAAAGGGATTAGTTCATTTGCTGACGTTATGGGATGGTCCAGGCAAATTAAAGATACGACCATGAGAATGGCTCGTAGAAGCTTTGGTTTTGCTCAAAATGACGAGGATGACGGAACGTTGAGTTTGTCGTATTCAAAGGCTTATAGTTTGACGGCTGATACAAGTTTGGCCTCTGGTGTAAAAGAGGATGAAATGTCTTTTTTGTACATTGCGAAGCATTGGAGTTTGATTGGAATTATAGCTATGGTTCCAAATGATACTTTTGATACTTTATTAGGAACAATTCATGTTCATCCAATGATTTCGTATCCGGAGGGCTCAACGGCTATCACGCCTTGTGCTGTAGGTTATGTTGCCGCGCCTTTTTCTTATTGGCGTGGTAGTTTGGAGTATGAGTTTAGAGTAGTTTGCTCTAATCAACATGCTGGACAAATCAGAATAGTGTATGATGGAAATAATTCTGCTGTAGGAGCGACTTTGAAGGATACGGCAAGGGTATGTGTTTTAGAAATAAAACCAGGTGCTTCGGCCAAAGTTGTCATAGGACACAGTAGGCCTTATTCTTGGAATAAGACTAGGAGTTACTTTAGAGGAATAGTAGCAGATAGTGGGCTGTCTGAACCCGCGAATGGTATTTTGCGTGTTCATGTTTTTACGCCTTTATTATCTCCACTTACTACTCAAGGTATCTCTATTGTTGTGTCTGTGAGAGCATGCGATGATTTTAGAGTTCACTCGAACAAGATTTTGCCAAACGTCCGCACAAGTGGAGCTTTGTCCATGATGGGGGCACCGGAGGAGCCCGGTGAGGACGTGTTAGAAGCACAGTCCGCCTTGATTAACAATATTGCTGCTGATAGAATGTGTCACTTTGGCTCTGAGCCTATCGATGATAATGTTCTGTACTCGCATTCTATGGGAGAGCCGATTTTGTCGGTTAGATCCCTTTTAAAAAGATTTCATTATCTTGGTGAGTTTGCAAGTACAGCTGCAGGCACCAATGGTGCGAACAATAAAGTTTTTGGGACAGGTGGTCCCATTCATGAGACAGCAATTTGCGGTATCACGACTTTAGATGGTGGTACAGTGAATTATGTGGGTTTGGCTATCCACACGCCTTTCAGATGGTTCAAGTCCATGTATGCTGGTCACCGTGGGGGTGCCAGATATAGAGTTAGAACAAATGAAAACGTACTGGGAGGTACGACGTTGGTTAAACCAGTCTATTCGGTAGCCTTATTTGAATCAGCGGTGACTGAAGCAATATCAAACTCGGAGGACGTTTGTGCATCTCCTTATTATGCTTGGGAAGTATCCGACGAGTGGAAAGACGAGTCGGGAGATTTTAGACTTCCTGATTACAATATGTGGATGTATACGCCGGGAGGGTTTTATGTTCCTCCTGCTGGCGAAGGTTTCGCCAGGTTCGTTTTGAGAGTGACTAGAGCGGTTAACGACGCGTTAGGCTATTCTTATGGATTAGCCAAAAGTATCGATGAGGACTTTTCGTTTGTTAACTTTATAGGTTCACCAGTGGTCACTTATGTGGTCGCGCCTCCTTAGATTTATACATTAGATTAAATGTAGTTTCCCCAGGGCACGGGGTGTAGAATGTGGCCGGATTTTATCTGGCCTTTGGCCAGTTTTTATATATGGTAGATGCGTGTACGTTTGTGTGCGTGTTTGGTTTTGTTGGAG